TGTTGACTTAAGTAATGTTTCACCAGATTTAATAAATAAAATAGGAAATGTAGCAAAAAAAATTGTCCCTGTTTTAAAAGGACTTGGGTATACGACCGGTCCACTTCAAACAATGCCTTATATTCAACAAGCAGAAAGAGGACTACCTGTTAAAGAAACTTTAATTACAGGAACAGCAAGGTTGGTTGAAGATACTCTTAATTTACCAAAAACAGTTGCAAATCTTTTTGGTGGTGATTTACCTTACGAAGCCACATTTGGTAGAAGACTGTCTGATGAAATAGAAGAAAGCATACCGTTAGAGGAACGACAAGAAAGAATAAAACAATTTGAAATACCAAGAGGTGTTGTAGATGATATGGAACTTTTATCAGATCAAGAGTTTGATAAGATGTCTGAAGTAAACCCTGAAAAATTTAAAAAATTAATGGAGGCCTCAGAAAAACCTCAAATAGAACCTGAAGAAGAAACTAACAAACCACCCCAAAGTCTTTTTACTCCACTGCCCATAGATAAAATCGTTGGGGATATGGATAATCAAACTGCTGGTGCTTTGATGGATGCTTTCCCTAACTCGTCTTTCTTGCAATATCAATCTGCCGTTGATGATGGCTTTCAAGGTAGCTTTGAAGACTACTTACAACAACAAAGTATGAAGTTAGCACAAGGTGGCCGTGTTGGTTTTTCAGATGGCACACCTAATCCGTTTGTCAAGGAACTTTTATCAGGACTAAACAACACCGAAGTCATGGACAATATTTTAAAAAACAATACACCTGGTTTAGAGGAGTCTATGTTTGGCACAAAAGAAGAATCAAACTTATTACAAAGATTAAATCAAACACTAGACCCAAGAGTATATCCATATTATGCAGCACAACTTACAAAAGGTTTAGCACTAGCTCCTGAATTTGCAGGTAGACTTACATTGGCTCTTCCTCAATATTTAGGTGACGTTGCTCAAGGTAAAGATTTTAGAAAAGCAACAACAGAACTTGGTGAAAAACTAGATCCTAAATTTACACAAGAAAAAATTGTTGAAGGATCTGGTTTACAAAAATTATTAGACAACATGGACAAAGATGTTACAGGTTCACAAAGAACCGTAGGCGATTTGTTAAAACTAACAGGTGAATCACTTGGCCCTGCTACAGGTGTAGGGTATTTTGCATCAGCAGGTAAAGCTGCAAATAAAATTAGAAAAGAAATTCAAAAATATGCAGGCAGTGCAGAAGCAGCAAAAGAATTAGAAAAAAGTGTAGAAGATAAAGCAGCGTCATTAAATATGACAAGAAGAGAGTTTAATACTTTACTTGTGGGTGGCGGAATCGTAGGTTTAGTAAAATCTCTTGGTCTTGACACATTGTTTCCTGCAGCAAAACAAGTGGCTAAACAAGCTGCACCAATAGTTACTAAAGGCGGTACACCAAAATATTTCTTTGACCTTGTTGATCTAATTAAAACAAAAGGAGATGATTTAACTTCAAATCTTTCAACAGTTGAAAGACAAAGAGTTTATGATTTAAAGGGATACACATTGTCAGAGGACATATCAACGGGTAAGATAAATATTAGAAAAGATACTGAAGGCGGCGGTAGTTATTACATTGGTGATGGTGAATACGAAACTGTAGATGGTATCGTTAGAAAAGAAGAAATAACTTACGAACCACCAGAAACAATATTAAATGAAAAAGGTAAGCCTGTAGAAGTTCCTGATCAATACGACGAAGCAACTTTATTGCCTGATGCAGACGGCGGTGATGGGGATATCGCAGCTGGTTTAGATTCTATTGAAGACATATTAGAACTTCTTGCTGAAAATGGTAAAAAATATTCTACAAAAGAATTATCTGAAATGGGTGTTAATTTAGAAGGTGTCGGAAAAGAAAGATTACAAAAAATAGTAAAAGATCCAGAGTTTTTAGATAGAATTTTTAAAGCAGGAGGAGGCATTGTTAAGCTAGCTGGGGATGACTCTGGACCCCCACCAAAATCAGGGCCCGCATCACACGGGTTGCCTTATGTTGCAAAAAATGTTAGACCAATCAAGGAGCGTAAATAATGGCAGATATTGACAAGACTCTTTCAGAGTTGGGAACCTCTGTAAAAATAGAAGGACCCGATCAAGAAGTAGAATTACAAAAACAAGAAGAAGCAGCCCAACAACCTGTTGAAATAAATCCAACAGAAGATGGTGGCGTTGAATTAAATTTTGACCCAAGTAAAGTAAATGTTGAAGGTGCACAAAATCACTTTGATAATTTAGCAGAATTATTACCTGATGAAATTTTAGAACCGATTGGATTAGAATTATTTCAAAACTATACAGACTACAAAGCATCAAGAAAAGATTGGGAGAGAGCTTACACAGAAGGCCTTGACCTTTTAGGATTTAAATACGAAAATAGAACAGAGCCTTTCCAAGGAGCTTCAGGTGCCACGCACCCTGTTCTTGCAGAAGCTGTAACACAGTTCCAAGCAGGAGCTTACAAAGAGTTATTACCAGCGGAAGGCCCAATCAGAACTCAAATCGTTGGTAACAGCGATCCACAAAAAGAAGCGCAAGCACAAAGAGTAAAAGAATACATGAACTACGAACTCATGGAAAAAATGTCTGAGTACGAGCCAGAGTTTGACCAAATGTTATTTCACTTACCACTTGCAGGATCTACATTTAAAAAAGTTTACTACGATGATTTATTAGGCAGAGCTGTTTCAAAATTTGTACCAGCAGATGATTTAGTTGTACCTTATTCAGCGACATCTCTTGATGATGCAGAAGCGATTATACACGTCATCAAAATGTCAGAGAACGATTTAAGAAAACAACAAGTTGGTGGTTTTTATTCTGATGTAGAATTAGGTGCACCAGCAGTATTCAAAGATGAAGTTGAATCAAAAGAAAGAGAATTAGAAGGCACAAAAAAATCTGGTAGACCAGAACAAGTTTATACATTGTTAGAGTGCCATGTTAATTTAGATTTAGAAGGTTTCGAAGATAAGGACGCGAACGGAGAACTTACAGGGATCAAGCTCCCATACATTGTAACTGTAGATGAAGGTTCGCGAAAAGTTCTTTCTATTAGAAGGAACTTTAATCCTGAAGATCCAAGAAAAGCTAGAATACCTTATTTCGTCCACTTTAAATTTCTGCCAGGACTAGGATTCTACGGATTTGGATTGATCCATATGATTGGCGGATTGAGTCGAACGGCAACGGTCGCTCTCCGTCAATTGTTGGATGCAGGTACACTTTCAAACTTGCCAGCAGGATTTAAACAAAGAGGTGTAAGAGTTAGAGATGAAGCATCGCCAATTCAACCAGGTGAATTTAAAGATGTAGATGCACCAGGTGGTAATATTAGAGATTCGTTTATGATGCTACCTTACAAAGAACCATCTCCAACATTATTACAACTAATGGGTATTGTTGTTCAAGCAGGTCAAAGGTTCGCGGCTATTGCTGATATGCAAGTGGGCGATGGTAATCAAGCCGCTGCAGTTGGAACTACAGTTGCACTTCTTGAAAGAGGTTCACGTGTAATGTCTGCGATACACAAAAGACTTTACACATCTATGAGATCTGAATTTAGATTATTATCAAGACTATTTAAAACTTACTTACCACCAGTTTATCCTTTTGATGTTGTTGGCGGTAGAAGAGAAGTTAAACAAATGGACTTTGATGACAGAGTAGACATTTTACCAGTTGCAGATCCAAATATATTTTCTATGTCACAAAGAATCACGATTGCACAAACAGAATTACAACTTGCAACATCTAATCCAAAGATTCACAATTTATACAATGCTTACAGAAAAATGTACGAAGCACTTGGTATAAAAGATATTGATAAAATTTTACCACCACCTGCTCCAATTGCACCAAAAGATCCAGCGTTAGAGCACATTGATGCGTTAGCAATGAAACCTTTTCAAGCATTTCGTGGTCAAGATCATAGAGCACATATAACATCTCACTTAAATTTCATGGCAACTAACATGGTTAGAAATAATCCACCTATTATGGCTGCGATTGAGAAAAATTGTCTTGAACACATTAGTTTGATGGCACAAGAACAGATAGAATTAGAATTTGCAGACACAATTCAACAACTTCCACAGATGCAACAGATGGCACAACAGAACCCACAGATACAAGCACAACTACAAAAGATATCTATGGACATGGAAGCAAGAAAAGCTGTGTTAATTTCTGAAATGATGGGTGATTTTATGGAAGAAGAGAAGAAAATTACGTCACAATTTGATGGTGACCCACTTTTAAAACTAAAATCTAGAGAAGTTGACCTAAGAGCAATGGAAAATGAGCGTAAAAAAGACGAAGGAGAGAAAAAATTTGATCTAGATAGAGCAAAATTACTTCAAGCAAGACAATTAAGTGAAGATAAGATGGATCAAAACGAAAAATTAGCTAAATTAAGAGCTGGAGTAAGCCTTGCAAAGAGTGGAAATCAAGGTATAACTGCAATTAAGGTAGAAGAGTAAAAAAATAGGAGTAAAAATGCAAAAACTAGATAAAATTAAAGTTGGCACAGTCCCAGAACAGAGTGTTGAGGTAGATCCAAGATCTAAAACAACAGCTGATGGTGCTTTTAACTATATTGGTACAGGAAAACCTGAAATGCCAGTAAGAGGACAAAAAAGAATGCTAGCTGAGAAAAAAAGAAATTCAAAAGCTTACTAATATGTGGTTACAGGCGATTAAATTAGCAGCGCAAGCTGGATCAAAAATTTATGCTAACAGACAAAAAGCAAAAATGGCTATGTCTGAAGCACAATTATTACATGCCGAGAAACAAGCTCGGGGTGAAGAAGCTTACCAAGGTAAATTACTAGAAGCTAGACAATCCGACTGGAAAGACGAGGCCGTCCTCATAATCTTGTCAACTCCAGTTGCTGTTTTAGCTTGGGCAGTCGTATCAGACGACCCATCTGCGATGGACAAAGTGAAGTTATTCTTCGAAATGTTCTCGCAGCTTCCTAGTTGGTTTACAAACCTGTGGATTCTTGTAGTCGCGAGTATTTATGGTATAAAGGGTACACAAATTTTTAGAAACGGAGGCAAAAAATAATGGCAAACAGACTATACAACAAACAAGTTACACCTAAAGGATACATGAAAGGTGGACGTGTAGATAAAATGGGCGGTGGCATGATGAAAAGAACTATGCTTAAAAAAGGAAGTAAGTTTCCTGATTTAAACAAAGACGGCAAAGTCACTAAAGCAGATATTCTTATGGGTAGAGGCGTTATCGGTAAGAAAAAGAAGAAAAAGAAAAAGGTTATCTAATGGCAAAACTATGTCCTAGAGGCAAAGCCGCAGCGAAGCGTAAATTTAAAGTTTACCCATCCGCGTACGCAAACATGTACGCATCTGCAGTTTGCTCTGGCAAAGTTACACCCGGTGGTAAGAAAAAACCTAAAAAAGCCATGGGTGGAACTGTTATGGCTAGACAAATGTACAGAGGTGGTGGCATGTGTAAAAAGGGCAGAGGAAGAGCTTACGGAAAAAATTCATAATGGGTTTACGTAAATGGGTTCAAGAGAAATGGGTAGATATTGGAGCACCGAAGAAGGACGGCAAGTATCAACCTTGCGGGAGATCGAAGGGAAGCAAAAGGAAATATCCAAAATGCGTTCCACTTGCAAAAGCCACACGAATGACAAGCTCGCAAAAGGCGAGTGCTGTCAGACGAAAAAGAGCTGCAGGTAATCCAGGAGGCAAACCTACAAACGTTGCTACGTTTGCAAAAAGAAAAAAAGCAGCGGTAGGAGGAAGTATGCAACCGTACACAGGAAGTTTTATTAAAGGCAATTTAGGCGGTGTAAGAGTTTCAAACCCAAGTTTAGTTAAATATTATGGAAAGAAGATAATGCCATGAGAACAGATTATCAAACAAGAAAAGAATTTTCAAAAGGCACTATGCCTGCAAGAAACAAGAAAAACTTTAGACCTACAAAATCTGGAGCAGGCATGACACGAGCCGGTGTCAAAGCTTATAGAAGACTAAATCCCGGTTCAAAACTAAAAACAGCCGTGACAGGAAAAGTGAAGCCTGGATCAAAAGCTGCCAAACGTAGAAAATCATACTGCGCAAGATCACTAGGGCAACTTAAAAGAGCATCAGCAAAGACTCGTAACGATCCAAATTCTCGTATCCGTCAGGCACGAAGAAGATGGAAGTGTTAAGTGCAATTAGAAACAGTAATTAATAAATTAATCAAATATTTAAATAGAAGAAACGAAGAGTTGTCAGCAGCTTTAACGTCCGGCGGCATTGACAATATGGAGAAATATAACTATATAGTAGGACAGATAACAGCCCTAGAGGCAACTAAACAGGAACTCTCTAACCTGCTAGAAGATAAGGAGCAACATGGAACAGTCATCAACATCAACAATAAAACTACCGAATAAAAAACTGGTAGGTGTCAAAAAAGAAAAAGATTTAGCAAAAGAAGATTCAAACAAACTACCACAACCAACTGGTTGGAGGATGTTAGTTTTACCTTTCAAGATGAAAGAGAAAACTAAAGGAGGTCTTTATATGGCCGAAACAACCTTAGAGAGACAACAAGTTGCATCACAATGTGGTTTAGTTTTAAGAATGGGTCCAGACTGCTACAAGGATAAGGATAGATATCCTGATGGTCCTTGGTGCAAGGAGGGAGAATGGGTAATGTTTGCCCGTTATGCTGGCTCAAGAATAAAAATAGAAGGTGGGGAAATACGTCTGCTAAACGACGACGAAGTTTTAGCAACAATCAAGAATCCAGAGGATATCTTGCATGAATACTAATATCATAGGAGGAAACTATGCCAACTGAAGAAAAAATGGTTGATCTAGATACATCAGGCGAAGGTGCTGAGATTAATCTAGAAGAAAAGAAAGACGAATCGGTAGTTGATACCGA